CTAACCGTCCAGGAAGCACTGAAGCAAATCGTCAAGCATTCCTTGATGGTGGTGCACAGACAACTGGCAACTCACGTACAACTCGTGTACTTGGTGTAGATGTTCTAGAAGTTCCTTACTACCCTGCAGGTTATGTCGATTTGACATTCCCTCAGAACCGTGTATGGGGTTTCCAGAGAGACATCACTGTAAACCGTGAATACAAGCCAAAGAAAGATACTATTGAGTACACAGTATTTGTACGATTTGGTATCCAATGGGAAGAACTAGATGCAGTCGCTTATGTTGACTCAGATAGCGCTGATTCCTAAGATCTAAAAAATCTTATATTAGGGAGGGTAGCGTAAAAACTACCCTCCTTATTGTTATTCTGGTATAATTACAAATGAACACAGGAGAATTATGAATCTAACAATAGAAGAACTATCAACTAAAACCGTACTAGCATTAAAGGCATATGCAAAGAAAAATAGTATAGAGTTATTTGAAGCAAGCACTAAACTAGAGATTTTAGAAATTTTGGCTAGTTGGATTCCACCAAAAAATAAAGAAGAACGAGTAGAAGAAGCAAGCAAGGCTAAAAGCATGGACAATAAAGTAGCATTATATTCAGAAAGAAATTTGCACATGGATAACCTAGGTGCTTTAAAAGTAGGATACAACATAGTCTCAAAGGAGGCATCGGAAAAGTGGTTAACGCACAGGTTGGTACGTCTTGCACCACCTGAAGAGGTAGCCTCATATTACGGTAAATAAAAATGCAAATATTACGTCTTCCACCATATCCGCTTTCTGTAACCTACACAGTTCCAGATGCTAACGCTGACTATATAATTGTTATTGAAAACGTTGCAGAATTAACAGAAATTGAAGAGTCCATTACATCTAATGCTAATAATAAAATAACCTATTCTTTAGGTGGAGACTTTGTTAGATATGATAAATCATATGCGCTAACAATTTACGAAGACGGCGGATCTTCTGGAGAAACACTTGTTCGTGGTGATATTGTTGTAGAAGATAACCTAGAAGTTATGAGACCTTATGTAGACCCTGCATCACTTGCTACATCTGGTACAGCAACAGATATAGCCCTATATACAGGATATGAAAATTTAGCAAGATCAATAATTGATAGTATTGTTGGTGGTTTTTACTATGATAGAACTTACTTAGAGGTTGTTGGTCAAGGAAATGATTATTTACCGCTTTGGAAAAAAACACATAAACTTTTAAAAATATATGAAAATGCAGAACTTGTATACGACATAGAAAATGCAGAAGGCCCAGCCTTAACAGATTATACTTTTTTTATAACTAAAGATAAAACAGCAATTACTAAAGATCCACTTGAAAACGTTGACTCTATAAATCGTGCAGAAAGAAGATACTCTCGTATACCTCTAGGTATATCCGATTCTATGAGTTTGTTTGATACAGAGGATAGCGGAAACACTCAAACAGTTGTTCCAGGTGTTGCATTTTCAGAAGGCGCAGACTATATTATCTTAGCAGAAACAGGATACAGAGTTGTTCCTTATGATATTCAAGATGCAACGCTAATGTTGATAGATGATATTAAATGTGGAAGATTAGATTATTATAAGAGATACGTTAAAAATTACAGCACTGATCAATTTAAAATTGAATACGATAAGCGTTTAATTGACGGTACTGGAAATATATTAGTAGATAAAATACTAGATAAATACAAAGAAACGATTATCCGCCCAGGAGTATTATAATGGAATGCTGTCCAGAAACAGACTTCCTTTATCCCATGAAGGCTGATGTATATCACCCTATTATTAAACAAACCCAATATGGCCAAGCCACAAAAGACTGGGTTTATGATAGAACTATTACTTGTAATGCTACGCCAGTTGGTGGAGCAGGTACAGAAGATATTAAACCAGAGACATTTTTACAATATGAAAATAAACTTATTGCTAGAACAAAACAAGATCCAAGAACAGCATCAACAGGTTCTGATAATGCTGTAACAAACATATTAATAACAAACATAAGAGATAGTGAAGATAAATTAATTTATAGAGAAACTGCTGGACCAAGGGCTGGAAGAGGAACCATATACGAAGTGGCAACAGTAGAGCCATTTACAGGACCTTTTAATAGCACAGAATATTATAAAATGCTCTGGCGTAGAACAGAGAATCAAACAGTGGGTGACTAATGATTGTAAGAACCAATACTCAAAAGTTTAACAAAGAAATGAATAATATTGTTCAATACGCTTTTGGATTTTTAGATGGTGTTAACAAGGGTAAAAAAATATTTTTAAACAATCTTGGAGAAGGTACAATCCAGGCTATGGCTGCTTATGTTGATGTTTCTGCAAGAGGCAATCCATCAGCACTTCATCACGTATATGAATGGTATCAAACTGGAAGTCCAAGTGCAAGACTTTTTGATATAAGTTATACGGTTAGTAATTTAGGTTTAAGTATTAATTCAAAATTTAAACAATCTAGAACTATTAAAGAAGATTCAAATGTTCCTTTTTATAATAAAGCAAAAATTATGGAAGAAGGAACTCCAGTAACAATTAGTCCAAAAAGATCATCCGTACTTGCTTTTAGTGAAGGTGGAGAAACTATATTTACTAAAAAATCAATAACAATTAGAAATCCTGGAGGCAATAACGTTCAAGGTTCTTTTGAAAAAGTTATGGATGAGTTTATGTTAAGATACTTTAAACAATCATTTTTAAGGGCTAGTGGTATATATGATTATATTAAAAAACCAACTGTGTTCAAGAAAAATATTAAATCAGGGGCTAAACTGGGTAAGTCAAAAGGTATAGACGTTGGATTTAAATGGATTGCTAATGCAAAGATTGGTGTAGAATAGAACTATGACTCTTGATATATCTACTCAGACTGGATTTCCACCAACCTTTCTTAATGCTTTCGTAAATAGCGAACTTCAGCAGTTTGGGTTAATGCCAACAGGACCCAACCCATTTCAACCATTTTTCCCTGCTCAAAGTCCAATGAATATAGAAGATGTGTATAACGATAGTTTGTACATTAGAAATAATCCTGATGGGGTAGTTATAATGTTTGATAGGCTTATTAGATTTAGACCTAGTCCATTCTATAGGCACAAAAGAGAACAACTAGTTTATTTTATTTATGGACCAAACCTTTCTAAACTATTTGATACCACAAGGGTTATTATTGAATGCCTAGATAGAGAAGATGCTGCAGCCCAAGATTTAAATACCTGGATAGTCGCAAATCCTATAATTGGTGAAAATGATCAAGTCATAACACCTAACGTATATTTCCATAATATTAAGGTATATCAAGCAGATGAAGCAAGGGATATTGCAGAGTTGGCCTCAGCAAGAACACTATTTTTAAATAAACTAGTTATTGAATATGACTACCATACCTCAGACTCAGTCTCAAGAAGGTATTCATAAAAAGGCCTTATAATTGAGTTGAGGAAACACAAACGCCGAACAACTTAATAATACTAAGAAAGAGGTGAACAATATGCCATATAGCCGTGGTACGTCGAATAATATTATCGTTGGCGCAGCAGCGCTTTTTATTGCTGATACAACTTTAACTCCAGGAACACTGGAGTCATTTGATGCTAGCGAATCTTTTAAAGATACACTATCAGATGATTTAGATTATACTAACGTAGGTTATACCATGAACGGTTTAGAGTTGCAGTTCCAACCAGACTTCGGTGAAGTCCAGGTAGACCAAATTTTAGACGTTGCAAAACTATATAAGCAAGGTATGCAAGTTAATCTTGCTACCGCTTTTGCTGAAGCAACTTTAGAAAACTTGCTTCTTGCATTAGCATTCTCTGATGCACAACTTACAGGAAACAAGGCAGCATCTACAGGTCAGGTTCTTAATCTATCTGCAGGTGAACTTGGAGAATGTCCAGTAGAACGAGGAATCGTTGCTGTTGGACCAGGAACTGGAGATTGCGACAACTCTGACTCTGTTGAGCGTGTTTACACAGCATATCGTGCTCTATCAATTGAGAACGTAACTGTATCCGCAAAGCGTGACGAAGCGTCAATGTTTGAAGTTTCATTCCGTCTTCTACCAGAAGATGCATCAGGATCATATGGAAAGATCGTAGATCGTACATTTGGTCAATCATAATCTAATTTTAGATTAAAGCAAGAGCCCACTTCTTAGGAAGTGGGTTTTTTGTTTTGTTTGTGATAGAATAGATAAATCATGGCAACAACAGTTTATCAAAATAAAATAATAAATCTTATTGATGGAACAGAATTAGAGATTATTCCATTAAAAATAAAATATCTCCGTGAATTTATGGAGGCTTTTGAGTATGTAAAAAAATCAAAAAATGATGATGAAGCAATAGACTCTTTAATGGAGTGTGTAAGAATTACCATGAAACAATATTATCCAGGCATAACATTAAAAAAATCTGATATAGAAGATAGTTTTGATATGCCAACAATTTATACAATTTTAGACATTTCAGCTGGTATAAAAATAAATGACAAGTCACAACAAACAGTAAAAAATCAAGCAGAAGATAGCGGATCTAATTGGTCAGAACTAGATTTAGCAAAAATAGAATCAGAAGTATTTTTATTGGGTATTTGGAAGGACTATAAAGAACTAGAAGAATCACTATCCATGCCAGAGCTAATGGCTACTCTTTCTAGTCGTAGAGAACTTGAATATGAAGAAAAAAAATTTCTTGCTGCAATTCAAGGAGTAGACTTAGACAAACAGTCTGGATCTTCAAAAGGTCAGCAGGAATGGGAAGATATGAAAGCAAGAGTTTTTAGTAAAGGGGCTACAAGTGATAGCAAAGACATCCTAGCTCTTCAAGGACAAAACGCTAGAAAAGCAGGATTTGGTATTGGCATGGGTCTAGAATACGAAGATTTAACAAAATAAAATAATAAAAACAAGCATCAACATGCTATAATTGATATAACCTATAGGAGGAAATAATGACAACAACTACGTATGAGGAAAATAACCTCACACTAATTGATGGCACAAAAATTACAGTACGTCCTCTAAAGATCTCTCTACTTCGTCCATTTATGAAGAAGTTTGAGGGTGTGGGAGCAGTGGCGGAA